CAGCCGGTACTCGTGGTTCTTAAGCTTCACCTGGGCCCCGTCCACGAAGACCTTGCCCGAACGGGTACTTTTTTCGGATTAAAAATCAAAGGGGATTCTATGACCCCTAATATATGCGATGGTGATGTAGTTATTGTCCGCCAACAAGATGACGCAGAAAACGGCGATATTGTTATCGCAACCATAAATGGAGATGAAGCAACTTGCAAGAGACTTCGAAAATACCGTGAAGGAATAGAATTAATTTCTAACAACCCCAGTTACGAGCCTTTTGAATTTACCAATGAAGAAATTCTGAACAGACCCGTACGAATTATTGGAAAAGTTGTAGAATTGAGAAGAAAATTCTAAACATAACCGCTCCGGCGTTTATATATACTTCTCAAGTGTAAGGTTGAATAAAAAGAGAAAGAGAGGAAACAAATGAAGAAGAAAATTGCAATAACTATGTTAACACTTGTACTTGCACTATCTGCAACTGCATGTGATGGCGGCGAGGAAAAGAAAAAAGAAACTCTAGAACCAGAAAACAAAGAAGAAGTTGTAGATGTTCCAGATGAACCAGAAGAATCTGTATATTTCAAGGATGATGTCCTAAAAATCGATATGGCCACAATAAAGTTGACTGGTTTTGAAGTAGCCCCGCCAAACCAGACATTAGGTGAAGAAAAATCAACACTAATTATTACCTACGAATTCACAAATGACAGTGATGATGTAATGCAACCCGGAACAACCTGGATCACTTGCTTCGAAGCAACTCAAGAAACAGAAGCAACTATAGATACTCTTGATGTTGCGATGGCCCCACAAGATGAAAAATATGCAGAAATGAATAATGTATCATTTACTGATGTAAAGCCAGGTGCAACAGTTCAATCAGTAATATCTTACGATATCAACGATACGACAAAGCCTATTACCTTAAAAGCAACTCAAGGTATTGGTGGCCAAGATTTGGGTGAAAAAATATATACTTTACAGTAATTAATAAAACCGCCCCTGCGCCAACAGAGACGGTCTCACATAGATGTAGCTCACAAACCAGAGGATTGCGGTACATTCTACCCTAAGCAAGTAGATTATACCATAATCCTCCACAATTTACGAGGGTTATTTTTTATACCCTTTTTAGGAGGAAGAGATTATGTGGAGTGAAATATTGCCAAGCGGAAAAGTCCGCTTCGTTGAACGCTACGAGGATCCCATGACCGAAAAGAGTCATAAAGTATCCGTCACCATGGACAAGGACACTGCAAGCACCCGGAAACTTGCACAGGCTGCCCTAAATGACAAGATAGACGCAAAGCTGTCCTCTATTACGGCTACCATCAAAAAAGACGCTCTGCGGCTCTCTGAACTTGTCGAACTCTATCGCACAGACCAGAAAGCCACCGTAACCAAGTCTACATACCAGCGGAACTATTTTGCCATGGACTCCCTGATGCGGATCCTTGGCCGGGATATCCTGGTGGATAAGATTACAGCCGGATATGTCCGCGAAAAACTTGCGGCTGAAAATGAGAAACCCGGAACTACCAACGAACGCATTACCCGTCTGAAAGCCCTGATGCGCTGGGGATATCAGAACGATTATATCGCCGACATCCGTTGGTTAGATAAGATCAAGAAGTTCAAAGATGATGAAAAGGTCCAGAAACTTGAAGAAAAATATCTTGAAAGTGATGATTTGAAGATCCTGCTGAAAAACATGAAGGTCGATAAATGGCGGATGCTCACAGAGTTCTCAGCCCTCTCCGGCCTGCGTGCAGGCGAAGCGATCGCGCTCAATACATCTGATATCGACTTCACCAACCGGTACATCCGTGTCAGTAAGACATACGATCCGGTGAATCATGTGATCGGGGCACCGAAGACCGCAACCTCTAACAGAGAAGTATACATGCAGGATGAACTCTTTACCCTGTGCAAACAAATCAAGCGGTATATGGATAAGGAACGATTCTACTGCGGCCACCGATCTGAACTCTTCATGTGTGATGTGAACGGTGATTACCTAAATTACTACTCTTATAACAAATATCTACAGGAGAATGCAAGACAGCTATTTGGCAAGACTGTGACAACACATTTCATGAGACACACCCACGTTGCTCTTATGGCAGAACAGGGCGTCCCCCTGGATGTTATCTCCAGAAGACTTGGCCACAGTGACAGCCGGATTACAATGAATATCTATTTTCACGTAACGAAAAAAATGCGTGAGAAGGACAACCAGAAGATAAAAGAAGTATCTATTTTATAGCTTGCCCCATTTCTGCCCCATTTTTGAATTCACAACAAGAAAAAATCCCGCAAGCCCTTATTCTAAAGGACTCCGGGATTCTGATTCAATGCGGATGGTGGGACTATTCTGCCGATTCTTGAGATTGCAAAATGGTGGATATGGCGTATTCCTGCGGTTTTCTAGTATTATGTTATTCTATGAAAATACATCATTTGCCCCATTTTTGCCCCATAGAATTAGAATGACTTCCTTATAAAATGGGCTTTTGCACATTGATGTCGAGATCTGATGTTCAATATTCCTGGCATCTCCACTGGACAGTCCCTATACTATGTAAGTGGGGTTCTGAACATAAGAAACGGCCGTTATGCCAGTCCGGGAGAGCATAACGGCCGCTTCTCTCTTTCTATGACAACCCGAGCAGCTTACTCCACGTCTTCGGACCCACAATGCCGTCTGCAACAAGACCTTTTGCCTTCTGGTATGCCATAACTGCCGCCTTAGTCTTAACTCCAAAATCACCGTCAACATTCCCGCAGTCAAAACCAAGAGAATTCAACTTGCGCTGCAACCATCTGGTAATATTTCCAGAGGCACCCTTCTTGATCATCGGGCATCCTGCCAGCGTGATCGGCCCTGCTATGTTATCGACCTTCTGAGCACTAAAGCCCTGCCGGTTGCATTCCGCCTGAAGCTCTGCGATAGATCCAGGAGCCTGGACTGGTACTTTATCACTGACCGCCGTCACATGTATTACACCGTTCGCCTTAGCACCGGCTATCTCATCAAATGGGAAGAAACTGCCGGGACAGGTGGTCGGCGTGACGTCCTTGTGTTTCTTTACGGTCGATATGCCGTACTTGGCTTTCAGATGCGCGACCAGTTCCTTACCTGCTTTCTTCTGGGCATCCGGCATCGTCCGCTCCACATCATAATCACCCTCAAAACAGATCCCTATAGAATCCGCATTCCCGCCGGACGCATGTGCGCCGACAGTGTTATCCGGCCGGCCTTCCCAGATCGTACCATCCTTTGTAATGTAATAGTGGTATCCGATACCGGCCCACCCATTATTTAAATGGCATGCATGACATTGATATACACTGAATTTCTCCGCATCCGCATGATGCAGAACAATACATCTGGTACTCTTCCTTACTGACAACGAATTTCTAAATTGTAAACTTGGTTTCTGAATGTTCATATTCTTCTCCTTCCTGCCGGGCTCTTGCGCCGGCGCAAAAAGAGGACGCCGTTACACGTCCTCAACATCATTTCTTTCCCGGTAAACTCCCATCCTTATCCAACAGATTCCGCAGCATCTCATACAATCCCGTACTGGCCAGACCAGAGATCATACCGCCAAGTACGACCATTGCATTGATCCCGGTCTCCAGGTTAATCAGGATATTGATGATACACCCTATCGACAACGCCGCCAACGGGATATACTTGTTCGGGAACCAGACAAACGCCGTCTTAAGGGCGTAGCCTACGCACAGGCAGATTCCCAAGGTCAACAGGTTCACATATTCAAATAAGTATGTAAGATCCATCTTATTCTACCTTCCTCTCTTCTACTTTCTAATCTCCAGCTCCAACACTTCCTTATACATCTCCGTCACCATACCGTTCCCGCCCAGATCATGATACGCTTCATACATTTCAATGAAATTCTCCAAGGCATATGACGGGATATGCCCTTCCTTCATATAACGGTCATGATACTCAATCAACTGTACCCGCAACAGAAGCATGGTCCCTTTGCCATTCGCATCTCGATCCTTCTTCTGCCGCTTCAGCAGCCATACGATATATCCCAGCAAAATCGGCAATGCAATCGTATACGTCTGCATCAAAAACTGCCCCATTACAATCACTCTCCTTAATTCTCAACGCAAAAATAAGACCGCTCTACGGTCTCGCCCTGATTTCTATCATCTCGCCCTCCGTTCTACGCTTGACACAGCATAATCATCTGGATCGCCCTGGAAGATATCGTCTCCCCGTACCCTCCGTTCTGGTAATTCCAATACTGCACTGAACTTCCCTCACTTAGATAAAGCATCTTCACTCCATAAATCTCCGGGTAATCTCCCCTGATCGGGATTGCCCCAACCGTATGGGATGCCGAGCCATTGATCCGGACGCCAACTTTTGCAGTACCTTTCGTAGAAGTAGACTGTGTAACCGAACTGCAGCAGATGAGGTAAATCCCGCTCTGACTGACTGTAGTCACAGTCTCATACCGGTAACTTCCAGAAGCAAGTGATACATTAGAGTAGGTTTTTGAGACAAAACCACTGTTAAGCTTCGCCAGACCGACATTTCTGCCTCCCGCCGAAAGTACCAAATCCGATGCTCCCACATTCACTATATTTCCTAATGTAATATTGGAATTATACCCTTGCAATACAATCTCTCCCGCGCTCAGAGTCATCGTATCCCTCGTACCGCCTATTGTTGTCTTTATAGTTCCTGCACCGCCAAATAAACTAATAGATGCAGTTGCCCCAGCGCCGGCACTTTTTATTGATCTGCCCAGATTAATCAGATTCGCTTTAAACGAAGCCAATATCTCAGATATATTTCTAATATGTACCCCATCACCATCAATATACACATTCTTACCAGCCGGATTGCCAATCGTAGCCGTACTGGCATACACCGGCTCCGAAGCAACCCTCCAGTTCGCCCCGTCATAAGTAAACACCACCGTAGCACCCGCAGCCCAATACGCATACCTCACACCCTGCGTATAGACCGCCTTCGCCCCCGTACCGTTGATATTCAGCGTCGGAGACGCCGCCGTATTCGCATAAGTAAACTGCACCGAAACCGTAACGCCCGCTTTCAGCACCAGAGTCCCCGCTTTCAGCGTCGCCGCCTTCGCAGCCGTACCTGCAGCCGTGCCGCAGGTCGCATACAACATCTGGCCATCCGCCCCGTTTGATCCAGCCGGCCCCTTGGGACCCGTTGCACCCGTTGGTCCCTGCGGACCTGTTGCACCAGTCGGACCCTGTGGCCCTGTCGCACCTTGCGGGCCCTGTGGCCCTGTCGCTCCATCCTTACCGTTTACACCATCTTTTCCATTCGCTCCATCTGTCACATTGCTTACTGTAACCTCATTCGATCCGCGCACCGCTCCATTAGCATCCCTAGCCTCAAAGCCATAGACCGCTTTTCCAGAGATATCCCCCGCATTTACGATAACATTTTTCCCTACTGCAAGCTCTACGCCATCCTTTATCCAAACAATCGTGAACAGATTCGTCACATCCGCTCCCGCATCCCTCACATTCGCCGTCAGCGTCGTAGTCCCTTCCCCGTTCTTAAACACGATCCCGTTATCCGTAGAGATCACACAGGCATAGACCTTATACTCCCGGATCAGCTGATTCATCTTATCCAGAAGCGACGTATCCACCTGAGATTTCAACTCATGAAAATTATCAAACGTCGTCTTATTCTGCGCCGGATCCGTAAGACTCCTGACCTGCTCCGTCACCCGCGCCTCCAGATACAGCGCCGGTACAAACTCCTCATCCGTCACCACCACCGTGTCCCCCATCTCCGTATCAAAAAAGCCGTCCACCTCATAACTCACCTGCGGCACACACACCTTCTTAAGCTCAGCAAGAGCCTGCCCATACAGCACATTCACATTGGCCGTATCATAAGACCACCGCTTCAATATATACCGGTCATCCGTCTTAAGATTCGACGGAAAACGCTCCATCGCCTGCACCGCACGGATACACCCATCCCCAGGCGCAGACCGGAACTCCACCTTCCCATCCACGTCAAGTTCCGTCTTATCAAGCGCCGCGATCGACAGGTTATCCGTCCCAGCCGGCAGGATCGCCGTATACAGCCCCGTGATGTCCGAAGACTTCCGGATCCCCTTCACATTCACCCCATACCGGAGCGTCATATCCCGCCTGTCCTTACCGATCCCCTGATTCTCCCCGTCATGCTCCCGGTACACATTCATCACAAGCCGTTCCAAAGAATAATCATCCGCAAGCACCGGCACAAACTCCGCCTCCGCGCCAAACACATTCGCAAGAGAAAAGATCCTCGCAAGGATCGTCGACGATCCCGTCCACTCATGGCTGACCGTCTTATCCTCCACCTCATTCACCCCAAGTTCCAACGTATGCTCCGGATCAAACACATCCAGATACTCCTGAAAACTCATAGCCTTCGGCGACTTATATTCCCCCGCATCCTCATTCAGCAGCTCAAACATCATAGAATACGCAACAACCTCCACCACATACTCCGTCTTCACCACCTTCATGATATTAAAATAATAATCCCTGCCCCCATACCGGAACGCCAGCTTATTCCCCTCTACAAGATACTGGGCATCCCCATGCCTGGCCGAAGCCTTAAAACCATAAGTACAAGCAGAGCCCTCCCTATAGGAATGCAGCTCATCCCCATAATAATGCAGCGCAGACGGCGCCCCGTTATCCAGAAACGCACACACCTTATCATACGCGCTCAACACCGCGATCCTTACATTCTCCATTACAAAAACGCCTCCTTAATCCTCGCCGTCACCACCGGAGCCGGGTTACAGAAACCCGAATAATAAAACTGCACCTTCGTGTCCCCAGGCGGCACATGAAAATACTTGGTCCCTATCATCTCATCCCCCGTATTCGCCATCCCATTCACATAGACCCGCGCCGCCTCCCCGTCGATACTCACCACATCCCCCTCCTGGTAACGGTTCGGCACATCCCTCCACTTCTCCACGCCCATCTTCTGGAACTCCAGAGAACGCAGATAATTCCGGGTCACGTACTTGTTCCCAAGCCCCCGGGAATCAAACTGGGTAAACGCAACCTGGATCTTCTTACACTCCATGTTCCGGATGGCAGAAGACCGGTAACTCGGATAATTCCCGAACCAATAGAAGGTCACCTTATCCCCTTCCTTACGGATGTCATTGTGCCCCCTTCCATGATTAAACGGATTCGCACTGTCTGAACTGGACGGAGCAAACGAGATCGACCGCACGATCTTCCCATTCAGCCAGAACTCCAGACACGCTGTATTCCCCGTCATATCCGACTTAAACAGGCTGTACCCGCAGATCACCTTATTATCCCCCGTCAGGAACGCAATGGACTGCTCCGCCGTCTGCCCCATCAGGCCCGTCTCAAACCAATGGTTCAGATAACAGTAGAAGTTCTTCGCCCCCGCATGGCCTTCCGAATCAGCCGGGACCGTCAGCGTCTTCATGGCCCCGATCCACTTCCCCGCACTGACCGCCCCCGTCGAC